TGAAGGCCACAAGCAGGGTCACCATCTACACTACACTCTAAACCCTCCTGTAACCAGCCGTTGTTGATAGTGCAGTCTCGCGCCGCTTTGTATGCTGCCACCTCAGCCTCCACTCTGTCTCGTTGATTGCGAACCTCCTCGATGTAGGCATTCGCACCGTTCAAGTCTCGCTGAACAACCGACAACTCGGATTCCTTCGCTGCGACCTCAAGACGGGCGGCAGCGAGGGAGCGGGCGAAAGAAGTTGTATCTTCATCCTCATCTGGGCACATGAAGTCAGGGTGTGCGTTTCCGTGAACTTTACATTTCGTGTTTAGCCCCATTATCACATCTCCTTTCACTACCTCAGTTGGTCGTGGAACCACTGAGGAAAAGCCTTTTTATTCCGGTCATACAGGTTTGCAAAACTCCCGTCCAAAATGTAGGTTTCGCAGTAATCATCGGCACTTCGCATTCCTCTTCCAATAGTTTGACTAGTGTAGGCGGCAGTGGAATTGAAATAAAACTTTTGTCCCATTCCCCCATCGTTTGCACGAAGATTGACGAGTGGGTCAGCCAAGTCTGGATATCTAATCTTGGCAATAAGTTGGATTCGACATTGCTCGTCGTCGAAGGACTCTCCTTCTCCGATTGATGGGTGTATAATCCATCCTGCCTTGCTTGCTCGAAACCTGTCAAGAGTCTCAACACGTTTCCCTCCACGACGTAGAAGTACCAGCCTAGACCGGCAGTCCTGACACCGTAAGATTGTCCTTGCCAGCCTATCCACCTGAGATACAGAGGCGACGTGGATGATTCCTTTATCCCCACTTCTGCTGTGTATGTATTCATGACATGCTAACCCCATCCTTTCCCAGTCCTTGACGGACGAATCCTTGTTCATCGAAGCCACGGGTCTATAATACACCGGCCAGCGCCATTTGTCAAATGGGGACGGTGCAGATATATACTTGTAGTCATCCTTGTACCCTAACAATTCTGCAAAAAAGTCTCCTCCCCATAATGTGGCTGACATAACTAATACATGATTGGCAGACTGGAGCAAAGATTCGGCGCTCTTACGGGGCCAGAGTGGAGTAGCCTCAAACAAGTCATCGGCACGGGTTACTATAAGCCCCGCCGGACTTGTGGCTAGTCCCTGTAGCTGGTACATAAGAGATAACCAAGCCTTTGCCCATTTACTGCCAGATAACGTCAGACCGAAGGCACGTTTACGAACCTTGTCTACATTGAGCTTTGCCCAAGTTTGCATAGGTTCTATCTCGTTGGACGCTGGAACCTTTAGGTTAAGCTTCTCGCACAATCTCCGGTCAACAGTGATTGTCTCTGCTTGAGTGAGGAAATCTAACAGTCGGTGCCCCTCATCACAGACTAACAGGTGTGGACGGCGCTCATGCCATCGCTTACCCTTCAGTAGCTCAGACATATACAATGCATAGTTTGTTACCACTACTGCCGAGCGTCTGTACTCCTCCTCCTGTGCATAAAAGTCAGAGTTACAAGATATAGACGAGTCAGCTACACACGGAGCGTTCGCTGCCGTAGTCTTGTATCTCAGGGTGCACTCGAAGTTATCCCTGCCTACCAGTTTGCAGACACGAGGGAAGTCCGCATCGTATTGGTTCTGCAAAGATATGGTGGCCGTATTGATGACAGTGAACGGTGAACCTATCAATTCTGCCAATGATATAGCAATTGCAGACTTCCCGATTCCAGTGGGCAGCTCTAGCATAGTAAGCCTGCCTAATTTAGTTGAAGATATTGTCCCCAATTCACGGGCTATTTTAATTAAGATATTTCTTTGCATCTCTCGTGCCTCAGCGTAGCGTGGCCCTAGTCCGGCGAAAATTTCCTCTATCATGGTAGACCAGACTCCAACGGGAGGAAATCTCGCGGGTCTGGGTTTATTTGTGTACCACACCACGGGCAGTAGCTTATAGGAACCTCAAAATTGTCGTCACAACCCCAGATAAGGTTATTCCATAGGTGGGGGGTACATCCCTCAGCTTTTCTAAACCTCCACATCTCGTGGCAACACATCTTCTTATTCACTTCTCAAAACCTTTTCGACTCTCCCCTTTACCGCCCGAAACGGACTAGACCTAAGTGGCGTCCTCACCCTTAGCTCCTGTCAAGGTCTCTGCAAACAACTCCCACGAACTACTATAGAGCGCTATATTACGCACAGTACCATCTACATCAATTACTCTAGTTTGTAGGCTGTGTATTACCTCTTCTAATTTCTTATTTATTTTCACTATTGCTTTGAGCGATTCCGTACCTCCCCACAATATTAGAGTCTCTTGGGGGTGGGCGCACTGTGCAAATATGTGAAGTAGGAAATTAATAATCTGTTCCTTACCTACGTTATGCCTTTGAAATTCAGCCAATAGTTTTTTCAGTAGCGCATCACGGTCTGACAAAACCAGTAGAGACGGGCGGCTCTTACGTTCTTTCATGCCTTAAACTCCTCCCATAGAATCGCTGGCCGCACATGATGTGTCTTTTCTGTACAGGATGTGCAGTAAATGTCGTCCGTCGTGTCGTTCCTTCCGTGTGGTCGTTCAATCATAGACTGTAGCATGGTACAACAACTCTTGCACTGCCAGTAGAACCCATTAGTCTCAAAATCTGCAAGCCTAGTGACTCCTCGACCCTGTGCCTCCTTCACCTTCTCCCTAAATGCTATTCGTCTTGCCTTACGCTGCTTCTTACCTTCCTTCTTCTCAGCCCGCGTCTTGTATTTCGTGCCTTGATTCTTATTAGTTGATGCACTAAGACTGACAGGAGCGGGCGGGGTAGGTTCACCAGCAAACCCGTAGATGAACGCTCGTTGTGCGTAGGTTTCGATGGCTTCTTGACAGTGGTTCTTTCGCACCAGGTTGATAGCATCTAGCGCCGTCATCTCTAACAACTCTACCGCCAACAGTGCCATGAACGTGCCCGTCCTGCCATGTCCCCCCATGCACCCAATGTCTACCTTCTTGCCCTCTTTTATTAGCTCTGTCGCAGCCTTGACAATGTGTAGTATGTATGGACTACGCGGTGCGCTCATGTCTGTCCAGTCGTAGAACAGGCACGGGAAAGCCACATCTATCTTTACCAATTCTCTTGGGAAGTCCGGCGTCACCGTCAGTTTATGCGACCACGAGATAGTAGAGAAGTAGAAGCCATAGTCCGGTCGTATGTCCGTGTCCTTCGCACTATTCTTATCGGAGGATGCAGAGGCATAGACAGTGTATTCTCCTAGTTTCACAGGGTCACGCCAGTGGTCGCAGTTGTGAAATCCTCCGCCGTACCACTGTGAGTTCTCGTATCTCCCATAATTGTATACGTTGCTCCGGTGGTACGTGCTTGCCAGACTAGGTGTTACGCCCTGCCCTGTCCCAACCTCAGTGAACGAACCATCAGACATTTTGCGAAATCTATGGAATCGTGTCTGCCCACAAACTAGGCACTCTAACTTAGGAGATGTATTGTTCGTCGTCCCCATGACCACACGATAGAGAAACTTGTGCTGTTGGTTTGTGCCACATCTGGCACAGAAGATGTAATCCTCATCCTCTTCTTCTGTATCAGCGGGGTCGTTCTCATCGGTAGTGTCAGGTATGTTGAGCACGTTCTTCTCCCACCACACAAGGAACTCAAAATTTACACCATCTGAATACAGTTTCTCAATGCTAATGTCAGCTACGCTCACGTCCTTGCCGAAAGTGGTCTTACACTTCACACAGATAGCATCGGCGTTGGTTGCTAGTCCGTCTTCTGATTCTAGTGCGTGGTATTCCACACTTCCACAAGTGAAACAGTATAGATTACCTCCCGCCCATACCTCTTGCTCTATACAAGTGCAGCACAAATCACACCGGCCACAATCATGACATAGGCACAAGTCACAGACAGGGAATGTGTCACAGTTTGTTTCCTTGCAATAGTAAAGTAGCCCGTCGACTTTCATCTCTGTCTTACATAGCCTACAGTGTACCGCCTCAGTTGGTTTTGTTATTGTCATTCGCTCTCCTATCTAAACGTGTGGGAACCAAACTGTTTCCACGCATGATAACGCTTAGTGTGTGGTTCTTCTTCCGGCAGATGCTTCTCAACGTACTCTATTCTACCCTCCAAGTTGGCATCGAGTATATCTTTGAGCCCATACGTCGTCCACAGTTTGTTGAATATGCAGCCGTTGTTATGCTCCAGTCCGAAAGCGGTATCAACAAATGTGACCACACTAATCTCACCCTCCTCGAACTGCCTGAGTGTGGCCGCCACTTGTGCCCAAGCATGACCACCTACTGACCTTCCCCACTTGCCTTCTTCTAGAGCGTACTCCGCCTCTCTAAGAATGTCAGTGCCATACTCATCGCGCAGGGTTTTCCACTCTGCCCACGCCTTGCCTCGATTGATGTTACCATACTTACGATACCTTTTGTGTATTCTAGGCATCAGTCTCTTAGCCTCACCATCACCAATCGTCTCCGACCCATACCTAATCTCCCCACCAACAGCCATGTCTAGATAAGGAGCAAAGACTTCGGCCAGTTCCTTCGCGTAGTTCTCAAACTCTTGCTTGTAGCTTGGGTCACGCTCGGCCATAGTTGCTAGAGTATAGAATGTGGCCGCCGCTTGGTGTAGCTTAAACACAATGGGCAACCCCCAATCTCCTACAGCCACATCAGATTCGGAATCGTGCCCGCAGTCACATTCACCGCTGCTAGTACACTCACCACAACGTCTGCATGAGTGGCAGCAATCAGTACAGGTGCCACAATCGCCACACCAAGAGGCGCTGCTAGTACACTCACCACAACGTCTGCATGAGTGGCAGCAATCAGTACAGGTGCCACAATCGCCACACCAAGAGGCGCAGCTAGAACAACTCCGAACTCCACAGTCCCCGCAAACCGAAAACCCCCTCACGAACTCATTGCAGTCTGAACACCAATGGTCGCACCCCTCACACTCACACTCCGCACAATTTGGACACCTATTAGTATCTTCCTTGCATTCCTCACACTCTAATTGCAGTTTCCACAGGAATCTTTGCACAGCCGATAATAGGTCAAAAGTCTCCCCAGTAGATTGTGCTACCTTTTCGGCAGTTTGGTAATGCTTCGCACACCAATACAAGCCCTCGATACTTCTCGTTCCCTCAAATAGACAGATTACACAAGACAGAGAATGGGCAGAGACAAGGGCATCATGCATTTGTACCATATACATAAATGGTGCATCCGCATATCCTAATGTTCCTGCTAATCTGATTATTTCGTTGTAGCAGTCCTTACAGAGATAAACATCCTCCTTGTATTGTTTTATGTTACGCGGTTCTGAAAGAGTCCAAGTAACAACAGCAACACCATGTCCAAAGATGCATTGAGGTGCGTTCATGCTTTACTCCTGTTGGTCTATCTCTTTCACGGCGGCGATAGCGGCGCGGTTGTCTATGCATTGGCCCCAAGAATCTGTAAAGCATACGTCACATATCATCATGTTAACTCCTCGAATTCCGATAAGGGATATACTCCCTACCATGAATAACAATCGCCGTGCTCAGGGGATTAGGATACTCTACCTTCTTTGCCCTCCTTGCTCGTGTACGTGCGGCCTTCTGTCCTGCGAGCTTACGCATTAGTGCTTTGTGTTCGAGAAGTTCTAGCTCTGTTGCCATTGCTGTCTCTCCTTTTCTCTCCTTGCCGCCCCATTCGGAGCGGCCACGACTATTATCGCACACTCCGAGAATCGTGTCAACCCCAGATAGGCTCAGAGATAGGTGCTCACCTCCTTGCTAGTGCCTTAGATAAGTCTGAGATAAGTCTTACAACATCATCATCTGACATCCCAATATAGTAATACTTAGTCTTGTCTATGTAAGGTACAAACTCCAAGACTATAGCCCCATCTTGAAATCGGATATTGTAATCAACAATCTTGCCAGCTTGGTCTCTCATTTCTTCTCCTCTCTCTAGTGACCGCTCTCCAGTCGGCCACCATCATTTTACCACAACCGCACCCGATGTCAACCCCAGACTATCGCTTGCCTATAGATACTTCGCCCCTGCCTTTCTCAATAACCCCTTACGCACCCACAGTCTACCCTTATGCCTTACGCCTGTGCTTGGGGCTTGACAAACTTGCTTAAATATGTTATGCTAGAAGCAGTGATTCGCGGGAGTCTTATTAAGGCACGGCCTATCACTTAGTCGGAGAGAGAATTGCCCAGCTTTGCACAGTTTCTCGCCGACTGTCTACCAAAATAACGCATACCGACAGGCGAGTTTACCCTTAGCCCTTACCCTAGCCTTGAGCCGTGAGATTTGCGCGTTTCGGCTGTCAGAGGGTCGCCAGCACGCGCATGTGCGGTCAACAGATATGGGGCCGCTGTTGGGGTATGGGCAACAAAAAACGCGCCGTCTGTTGGCGCGTACAATGTGTCCCATGTCATATTGTCTCTAGGGTGTCAACATTGTGGATACAACGAGCATGCCTACGCTTTGGACTTAGACCACATTGACCCATCCACTAAGTTTGCTCCGGTCAGTGCGATGGTGGGTAGCTACACCCTCAACAGACTAAAAAAAGAGGTGGCAAAATGCACTGTCCTATGTGCAATCTGCCACCGTATTAAAACCTGGGAACCCGAACGGCTGTCCCTAGCGGTCTAGGATGCTATCTACGCGCTATCTACTCACTATGCGTTCGTTACTTCGCCTGGAGTAGCTTAGTAGCCACCGTTAGGGCATTGGCGCTTACTGTCGCAGGCGAGCTAGCCGGGGCCTTGTCCGGTAGGTAGAACCGAACGCCGCCTTTTGCGGGTAGACGGACTATCTCGCCCGTGTCAGTCATGGCATCGGTCACGGCCCGAACAGCTTGGGTATCGATGCCAAACTCCGCACTAACCAGCTTGTTGAATGACAGATTGCCAGCCCACACAAGCGGGAAATTGCAGTGTACGCCGTTGAATCCCGTTTGCTTTGCGTTGACCGCAATCAGCTTGAGGATAAACAGACGTATCGCCAGCCCCGTTGTCTTACCCTTGCCTCGTGTTGTCATTGGAGTCTACTTCCCTTCCTTGTCACCGTAACACGGGCGACATACAAACTGCCCATCATCTGTGAGCACTACATCTCGGACAGACTGCGAACAGTCTGCGCAGTAAATGTCATGCCCATGCCTCAGCCAATCGCTCAAATAAGAGACTAGATATTCCCGCTCATCTGGCGATAGCTCAGGGTCTGCTGTACCGATGCAATAGCTCGGTACTGTCATGGGAGTATCCTTCCCGACAACGCGCAGAAGCATTCTAAACCGCTAGTGAAAGCGGTTTGGATTGTGAATCAATGCCCTAGCTTGACTGTCGGGCGAATTGTCAGTCAGGAAATCTCTTGCGGATTGCTTAGGTCACTAAGACGCCAGCCGAATGACCGCCACCTCCCAGGAGTCACCTGATAGGATGCATTGGCTTTGTTGCCGTGAAAGACGCGAACGAGCCCTATCCGTCGTTCGCCTTTGCGCGTTAGCTCCACGCAATCCTCGCTTGTACAGGGAAAGCATGCGTCATACCTAAGCATGTCAAAGGGGAAGTATCCGCTTCCCGATACGTTGAATGTCAGGCGGTATAGCTTGGCCATCGGGAGCTCACTCTCTGCCCGACAGTCAGGTTAGGGCATTGATTCGTATTGCGGCGGCTCTGGAAGTCACGGTGGGGGACTTTTGCTGCCAGCTTGTCCGCCGTGCGCCTGATATGTGGGCGCTATGTGAATGTACTATGATGAGGGTACTCCGTTCATTCGGCGTTTGTCAACTTGCGTCGCGTTCCTATCACAGCCCAAATGCACCCAAATACTCCCACGTCAGATAGGGGCATCTCAGAATAGCTCATCCTCAGATACGACTTCATATACCCCCTGGGGGTATGCCCATCGTACGCCGCACGTGCACAGGCAGGCGCGAGGGATAGGATGTCCATCGGACAAGGCACGGCCCGCGAAACCAGACCCTTAACTTTCTATGGTATCAAGAATTAATAGGGGGGTAGGTACTTAAATCGAGAGCGGGATTTTCTGCAAAGGGTGGTCAAAAGGGGGTGTTATAAATAGGCAGAAATATAAAATAGTGTGGGGGCTTGACAAAGGTGCGCGGATATGTTATAATGTAGGCAAAGATGAGTAATGTTATGGAGGAGGGAAAGATGCAGTCAATGAGCGGGAGCAATTCGTCCTTTGTCTTGTGTACTTATTGTAATAGGTATCCGTGCTCTTGTTACATTAATTATAGACCTTTTGCCTGTGAGCACTGTTACTGCAGTGAATACTCCAATGACCATCTACAGTGTTGTAAGTGTTATACAACTATGCACAAGAAGTTCGTTGAGAAGATGTAATTGATAACTTTCCCTCACATCTTGACAAACTCTTTCAAATGGTGTATAATAGCAAGGAACGAGCGCAGGGGGTCTTTATAATAACAAATGGCCGTAACCAAGCTTGACCCCCGAAAAGAGAAAGCAGCCCTCCTCATCGCTGAGGGATGGAAACAGGTAGACGTAGCCCGTGAGATGGGAGTTTACCCACAGACTGTCAGTCGGTGGATGAAGGAGGAGGACTTTACAGCAAGGATTGACGAACTTCGAGTAGACCTGACAAGTCAGGCCGTCACCTTGCTACGCGAAAGCGTAGTTGAGAATACCGAGATAGTCTTGAAGATTGCGAAACAAGGCGGCGAACCAGGAGTGGTTAGCTCACAATTAAAGGCCGCACTATGGGCAATCGACAAGGTGCTCGGCAAATCAGCAGAGGAAACCGCTACGCGTTCAACTAGAGCGGTTAAATCTGTTGAATCTACTCTTCTAAAGCAACCAGAGGAAGAGTTGCAGGAGTTGCTTGATAGAGGGAAGTAGTAAAACAGAAAAGTTAATAAAGCGAGGGGAACGTGCTAGGCAGAATTTTGCCGAGTTTTGCCGCTTTGTACTTGGATTCAACCCCGCAGCGCACCAAAAACAGTGGATTGAAGAACTACAAAAGATAGGAGATGACCCAAATGGGCGGAAACTTATCATCATCGCTCCCCCTGGTAGTGGAAAGACCCAGCTTGTCGGTGTGGGATTTACTGCATGGATGCTTGGTAGGCTACCGGACAGACATTACGGACTTCTCTCCTACGCGGACTCCGTTGGCTGGAGTCGTAGTTACGCCATTAGGAATCTCATCGAGTCTAGTCTCCCCTATCGCATTACCTTCCCAGAAGTCCGACCTGACAAGCGAAGATGGGGCACCAGTGAGTTCCAAGTCTCTAGAACAGACCTCGCTGACCCACACCCAACTCTTAGGGCTGGTGGCACTACTTCGGCAGTCGTGGCATATAGACTCAATGGATTGGTCATTGACGACCCCCACGACCAAAAGAACTCAGGAACCAAGGCAAACCTAGACAAAGTTTGGGAAAACTACGACAACGCAATCTCCACGCGCCTCACCTCAGACGCTTGGGAAGTAGTAATTGGCACTAGGTGGAGTGATGCCGACTTTATCGGTCGGAAATTGAGCCAAAAGGGAGTAAAAGTCTTGCACACTGCCGCACTTTTGCGCGGTGACAAGTCATATTGGGAGGAGGCTTATCCCGCTGAGTTCCTGATTAACAAGCGTTACCAATCTCCGGCCATGTTTGCCATGCAATATATGGGTGATACCAAGGGTGGAGAGGCCCAAATCATCCGTAAACTGCACACTTGGGACAGCTACAGTCGTCCTCCGAAGTATATAAGGGATGAGCTTGACCTACTTGTGGCCTCTTCGTGGGATACAGCGTTCAAAGAGAAGGAACAAAACGATTTCACAGTTGGGTATATTGGGGGGATGGACAAGCACGGACGTATTTACATCCTTGACCGCATCAAAGGACGCTGGGGACTTCCTGGTTTGCTCGACCAAATCGCTGAATCTGCCCAAAAATGGAACGAATTTGCCATTTGGGTCGAAGATGCGGCCTCTGGAACTCCCGCTGTACAGACTTTGATGGCCCACTCGATGCTTCCAGTCCAAGCAATGCCCTACAAAGGTGGGAAAATGACCCGCGCCCACGCAATTGCACCGTTTTTGCACGGTGGACACGTACTTTTCCCTTCTGGAGAGGAGTGGTTCCCTGATTGTGAGTACCAATTGACTCATTACCCGAACACAGGGCACGATGACGACTTGGACGCACTTTTTTTACTCATTGACAACCTTACCAAAATGAGGCATCCTTCAACAATCCTCAATCGACCAAGGATAATTATGGAGATGCGGTGAGCTATGTCTATAAAACCTAAGAACTGTATGTCTAGTCGTGTTCTATCTATGACAGAGGTCGAAAGAGCCTGGATAGGAGCCTTGATAGAGGGAGAGGGACATGCTAGTTACAGAACCAATGGCCAAACTCCTGTTCTCTACCCCTACGTTGGTGTTTCTAACACCGACCCAGAAGTGATATCAGTTCTTCTACGGAAAGTAGGTGCTGGTTCCATATCAGCGATATGGCCCAAAGGGTTAGGGAATAAGCTTATATTTCATTGGAATTTGCGGCGTAGAGCAGAAGTTCTAGATATCGTAGAGCAGTGTAAAGATTACAGTATGAAGCTACAGAAACTTGCTTCATGGTTAGGAGGGCAGTAGTCATAGCTTTCTATACGTACAAGTGTGACCGCGACGGCACGGAATGGGATGAAATTAGACTAATGCAGCACCGCGATGTCCCTGTTGGGTGCCCCACTTGCAGCAAAGAGGACAAAGTGCACCGTGTACTGACCACTCCGGCGCTGATAAAGGTCAACTAATGACTATGAACCTACCAAAGCCCACGGCTGAGACCGTGCAAGAGCTTCACGACAAACTTATCACAGATTGGTCGCCCACTATCGCGGAAAATGAGGTTATTCGTGACCTTGTACACCGCCGAAACAAGATTGAAGTCTTGGAGGATGACCCTGACCGCAATATCCAGCCCTTCGAGGTACATTCAGGACGCGCTGGGGGTATCATAGAGCATGCCGCCGGTCTTGTCATGGCAATGCCATCGTGGTCTATGGAACCACTGACTCCAAAGACAGACGACAAGGCATTGGCTGAAGCAACCGAGCTTGTTGCTGCCAAGGTGTTTGAGCAGCAGCTTCTACGTACTGATTTTTGGCCGAGTATAGCCAAAGATGTACTAATCTATGGTCGTGCCTTCCTCAAGGCACTTCCACTCCCCTCAGTCTGGACAGCCCAAGCTGGCTATCCAGTCAGAAAGGCTCGGCAATCCCCAGAGGATTACCTAGAGGTTATTAAGAAGTGGAAGTCGTCTGAGGCCAAGTTCCCCTTCGTCATGCAACACATACCAACCATGAGTATTCTGCCTCTTCTCGATGCAGAGGACAACACAATCGCCACTATTGAAGAGAAGAGGGTTGTCGCGGGTATCCTTGCCGACAAGAATGGAATGAACTCTTCTGATATTAAGGGTCTCATGGCCTCTGGTGCTCTTAAATGGTTTGATGAAGTAAGTGTTGTTGAGTACACGGACTACAATTATGTACAGTATTACCTAGTCAATACCTCTCCTGAGCAGGCACACGTTCAACTCCCCATCACCGCAACCCCAAAGGGTGACTACAAACTACTCAAATCGTGGCAGCATGGTCTAGGTAAATGTCCCGTTGTCATGTTCCCAGGGATTAAAACGGAGATGCGGGATTACACAGATAGGTACAAAAGCTTTTTGGCCGACGCTCACGAGGCTTTAGAGGTTTACGACCTACTCATCTCTCGTCTGGCAACTATGGTAGGAGCCTATTACCTACCCTCATATGAACTGAAGCTGCCTGAGTCTGGAGTAGCGCAGGGTGGAAAGACTCGCCCCAAGTTCCAAGTCAGGCTTGGGGGCGTTACAGCAACCTACTCAGACGAACTATTGCAAATGCTTCCATACCCACAGGGTCTCTTCGATGCTGAAAAGCTTATCACAGAGGTAGATGACCTTATTCAGCGCCATACCCTTGAGGATGTACTGTTCGGGCGTGTTCAGGGTTCGGCACCCGCGTTCCAAGTCAACCTACGAATCAACGTCGCACGTTCCAAATTGACTCCCATCTCCCAGCACATGGCCCAAGGCATCACAAATGTTATGGACTTGTTCTTCCGTGGAGTTGAACAGCTTGGTGAGAGTATTGTTGTAGACGGACATGAATGTACTGTGGCAATGGCTAAGGCTGCCCGTGGGCGCATGAACGCAAGTATTGAACCCAAGGGGCCGGTTGACCGTGCTCAGGACATTGGCACGGCCAATATGTTCCTCCAGTTCGGGATGCCGTGGGATTGGATTGTTGAGAATATCCTTGACGTGGAGAACCCAGCCATGCTGCGGATGGAGAAGCTAGTTGGTGAACTAGAGAAGCTGCCCCCTGTACAGGCCAAGATGATGCAAGAGGTGTTAGACGAATTCGACCTTCTTGAGAATGTTAATGAGTTTACAGACATGAGCGCTCTACAAAGTGCTCTACCACCTGAACTCCAAGACATGCTTGGCGGAATGATGGGCTTGGGCAATGGGCCATTCCCCACAGGCGGCGCTCCTCAATCAATACAGGGCGGGAGAGGGCTAACGACACAGAAGGAGCAACCAATGCCAGGGACTCCCCAAATAGGAACAGGACTGGTGCAGTAATGGACAAAGTAACAATGCTAGAAGAAGCCCCCAAGTTGGCTGCTGAACGTATCTACAAGCAGAAACAGGAGTTGCGGAAGGCAATGGGGGTCAAACCCTTTGGTGGTGAGGATATGACCGAGGATGAGGCATTCAATGAATACCTGGCCCTTCGTATAAACCCAGCAGCCTTTCAGAAGATGCTCCAAGATAACATGAAGATGGGCAGGGATGGTCGTTCGCTCATCAGGAAAGAAGTAGTTGAGGCTATCATAAAGATGGAGACAAAGATAAAGGAAGGACAGAGATAATGGTATTAACTCCTGACCTATTTCTGGCCCAACAGGGTCTTGATATATGGGGAAAGCCTAAGACTGGAACAACAACACCTACTGGTGGTATTCCGCCAGAGTTGATGGCGTTATTTCAGTCATTCCTACAGGGGCAAGCGAGTGGTGGAGGCGGTGGAGGCGCTGCCCCAACTCCTTACACTCAAACTCAAGCAGGAGCACAATTTGCTGCAGGAGAACAGCTAAAGCAAATCCAGCTACAGGGAGCCGAACAGCTAAAGCAAATCCAGCTTCAGCAGAAACTCCAGTTCGACGCCGATTATGCCCTCGCTCAACTACAAGGTGCAAATGCTAAAGAACTTGAGCAGATGAGACAGGCATTTGCGGAGAAGCAGAAGTTGCAGGAGTTGGAATTTGGGCGACAACAGATGTTTGCTCAAATGCTAGGTACTGACCCTGTGCGTGCAGTCCTTCTTGCAACGGGCATGGGAGGACAAGCTCTAGGTGGAGTTGGTGGTGAGTTCAAGGCCCTACCAGCTATGCAGGGTGCTCAACAGTTTGAGCAGAGTACAGAGCAGGCATTGAGGGGGATAACAGGCGGAAATATTGACATTACGGGACAGGGTGTCCTAGGACTGCCCAGTGTTTACCAGACTGCTCGACAAGCCCAGCAGGGCGGAGATGCAGTGACCACACTCCTTCGTTCAGCTTTCGGGGTAGGCAACGAGGCACTAGGTGGTGGAGTTAGTGCTGAAGAGTTTGGCAAGAGAATACAGTCCGTCACTCCGACAGGTGTGTTTGGTGGTCGTTAGACAATTTCGGGGGCCGTCGAGCTTTCTCTCCGGCTCCGGCCCCCACTTCCCATAATGTTACCTGGTTTCGCATCCAAGAAGAAACGAGCAAAGCAGCTTCAGACTGAGGCTGCCATGCGTACATTTAGGCAGGTTGAGCAACAGACTCAGCCCCGCCGTCTTGTTCCCTTTTCCACCCGCACTGCTGCTGGAACTCCCTTTGACCTTTCATTTCAGCGAGAAGACCCTGACTATGCCCGTGAGGGGATAGAGAGACTCAAGAAACTGCGGGAACACGCTACACTATCAGTACAAGGAAAAGTACCACCAGACCTAGAGACTCCTGAACAACGCACTCAGCACTTTATCCTCAACTATGCGGGCATCCGTGCCCGACAGGGATTGGACTTTGATAGTGCTATTGATGAGGCAGTACAAAACGCTGTAGCCCACGGTATACCTGAAAAGTATGCTAGGGATGAAGCTGAAAGGAATAGAGGATTCTGGAGTAAGCTTGGCGGTGCTCTTCTCAAAGAGGGAGACTTCATTGCCGATGTAGCAATTAGGGACACTGTGCACGATATTGAGAGTGCTTTCAATAGGACTCGTCGCTTCAAGGGTGTCCTACCACTCCTAAAAGGTGAGGAGCCCTTTATGACAGAGAGGGAGGCTGAGGAGCACTTTGGCCCTTCTCTGGATATAAGCAGAGAATTGCAGGCTCGCCTTGATGCTGCTGATGAGGCTAAAGTTCTTTCTCGCCCAGTGGTTCTAGGAGCACAAGAGGCGTTAGCCCGAACTCTGGAGGGACGAGGGGGTAGGGAGAATGTCTTATCACGCGCAGTACGAAGCCGTGCAGTCACAGAAGTTGGGGCTGAGTTACTTAATCCGATTTATCTTGTATCCGCTTTGCCTTTCCTAAGTCTACGACCAGGAGTTTCCGGTGCTAGAGCAACAGCGGATGTAATATCACAACTTGTTGCTACTGGATTAGAGCCTGGTGCAGCCGTTGGCTTCTACAAAGGTTTCCGCGCTATTGGCAAAGGCACTCTTCGGGCAACGCTTCGTGGTCTTGCTAAGGGCACTGTTCAAACCCTTGAGAAAGAACGAGGCACGCGACTAGCTGCGGGAATCTTAGGGGAAGCTGACCCGAAAGCACAGGGATTGGCCTTCTCTCGATGGGTTATGAACGAGGATGACCCGTATGAGGCTGGAGTCAAGTGGGCCAGAGCCACCAACTCAGGCGTGGAAACTGCCGTTACCAATGTCGAAGACCTTGCTGCGCGTCAACGCACTCTGACAGACCTTATTCAAGAGAAGGAAATCAACCCCCTCACTGGCCGTCCTACTCAGGAACCTCCTACTATTAAGTCTCCCATGAGAGTACAGATTGAGGACGAGATAAAGGCAGGTAAAACTGCCGAGGAGCTTCTGGACGAAACGACAGCACGTATTGCTGAGAGTCCTAGGCTTGCTGGTGAAGAGGTCGGAGATGTCTCTGATTCACTTTCTAAAGCTGGAATTCCTGAAGATGTAGCTAGGCTTCTCACTGACCCTGAGAATCTTTATCCCAAGGGAACACAAGTCTCAATCACTAAAGGCCCACTTAGTGGACAAACTGGTAAAATCACTAGCTACACCAAGGTCACAAACTCTTACAAGATTCGAGTAGGTAAGAAGACAACTGACCTTCAGGCTAAGTTCTTCGATGCTATTGAGGATATAGAACAACAAGCTGGTAAGATTACCTCTGAGGTGGACGATATTGGTGTTCACACTAACATCAGTTCTATCCTTGATGAATCTGACAATGCTGCCCGTGCCCAACGCTCTGCCGACCTAGGTGCCGACGAAGTTACAGGAGAGCCTGTCCGCCCATCGTCTGACCCCGCGATTCCTCATCCTGACAAGATTCCCGATAAGGTGATGACTAAAGAGGCGCGGGAAGCGATGTACCGTGTCATTGATAAGATACGCCGCACTCAATCGTGGACAGCCGTTGTCCAGAGCGCGATGGAACACGAGATGCGGGCGCTAGATGTAGATTTGGAAACAGGACTAATCCGAACTGCCACCCCAAAGGATGGAGTATCTAGCACACACTGGGCCGAAGTCTTGTCTGACCCCGACAAGTATGATTTTGTTGGGGCTGAGGCTTCGGACATTGAAAAAGCTATACGGAGCTACAACCTATTCACCTTTCAATCCGTCGAGGACGGAGTAAGGGCTGGTATATTTGATGATGCCTTCTTAAATTTCATCAAACCTGATGGCAAGCGATACGTCCACCGCGTGGCTATCTCTATCGAACAGGATGGGGAAGTCATCGAGCTTCGCCGTTCCTCTCGTCATGGCCCTCTTGGGCAGAAACAGTCTCACCAAATGCCTCGCACAAGGGAGACTATCGACGAGGCAGGGAGACCGGAAGTTGTCTATCTAAATAATCCATCTGCGGCCCTAGCAGAATTCATTGAAGAGGTAAACTATCGAATAGCTGTCAAGGAACTAGCCAACGACCTAGAGAAGTACGCGGTCACTCCCCACGCACAGCAAGCAACCCGTGTGGCTTATGATGAGGCACGAGAGAAGGCACAGAGTCTCTCCACACAGTTAGAGGACTTGACCCGAACTCGTCTGGTTATGCTTGATGAGGAACGTTTAGCTGAGGCAGCGGGTGAGGTAAAGAATGCTGAACGTCTGCGAAGCAATCTTACAGCTATTGAACTAGACCTTGACCAAACCAACAAGGAGCTAAAGACTGCCCGCTCTCAGGCCAAGCGACTGCAAAAGACAGTTGCTTACGAGAAAAAGACTTTCCGTTCTATCAACATAGAGCTACAAGGAATCCGTGAGCCGTTTGCTGGAGGCAAGCTCTACCCTAAGTCTGTAGCAGATACAGTTGAACGAACTCTCCGCCTAAACCACCGTGGTATTGTCTATGGCACAGCTGTCAAGGGCCTTGAGCTTCTGCGGGAAGTCAACAAAGTATTCAAGCCTGTCTGGGCTAGCGCGGACATGTCATTCATCGGGCTACAGACCTTGCCCTCTCTTGCTGTCAATCCTGTTGCTTTCGCAGATATGATGAAAGTCACATTCTCCAGTGCAGTCGATGGAGACGTGTACAATGCTTGGGTTCACTCGCACTTACCTCTTCTACAGGATATGATTGACGATGGTGTTCCCATGTTGGGCACCGAACTCAGCGCAACAGACCTACTAAACCGTATCGAGAAGACTGCCGGAAAATGGAGCACTAAGTACACCCCACTGTGGTTTATGAAGGGTGGAAACCATATGTGGAATAGGGCGGTGAACATGATTGGTGCTTCTCTATATGAGCAGAATCGTGCTCTTATGGAAGAGGTTGGTCACAGCAACTATCTACATCTTGCCCAGAAAGCATTTGGCCCCAATATCGTTGGCAAGGACATAACCTCTGCCAGACGTGCTTTGGCCGATGTTGTGTCGCACGGTACTGGACGACTCTCGGCCAATGACCTCATGCACCGTGGCCCAGGAATGAGGCTTCTATCTGACTCTATTCTATTCGCCGGACAATACTTTGAGTCGTACTTACGGCTCATTATGGACGCACGGCGATTAGGAATTCGTGGCAATCTTGGGCGTCGTCTCCTAGCAGGATGGGCAACTACAGCTATTGGTGGTTATGTTGCTCTATCTTATATACTAGGACAGGAACCAAAACTAGACCCCACGAAGTATGGCTCCCAGATTCTTACTGTGCGTTTGGGAAATCAGAACGTGGGATTTGGTGGTGTATTGCAGCAGCTTATGCTCTATGGGGGCAGACTGTCAGAAGCAAAAAGTCCTCAAGATGTTTTTGATATTACTGAGAGGTTCGTCCGCAGCAAGCAATCTCCGGCCCTATCCTTTGCCTCAGACCTATTCATCAATCGTGCGGATTACATAGGGCGCAAGCTTGACACTCGTAATTCCATCCTTGCATATTTAGCCAGTCGTTTTGTCCCCTTTGTGGGCCAAGATATGCTTCGGGAAACGCTAGCAAGGGGACTATCTGGAGATTGGAGACTCCCAGAGGAATTGAATCCTACCAATGTAATAGGGACACTTCTCGGAGGTCGGTCGTTCCCTGTCTCCAAGAAGACCCTCCGTAATGAAATCGGAGTGGAAGAGTATCGTCTAAATAATCCACAATCCAAGGAGACTGACGAGTATATTGTAGACAACTACATAAATCCCCAAGTCTTCATGAGTGACCCTGAGAACTATCCGCGTACTATGAAGGCACAAGAAGAGGTAGATGCGTGGCAGCGAGAGACTGGTTCAAAGTGGCAGGAATATTCTGATAAGCGACAGAGTTATAATGATAATCAATTCCAGAAGGATATTGAAGATGGGGCTAAGGAAATTCAATGGGGTCGCGCTGGCGGAGGGGTAACATTTCGAGAGGATGTACTGCCAGAAGCCTATGCTGGAAAGAACTCATATAACGACCAGACACTTCTAGACCTTGGGCTCAATCCAGATGACTTGCCCGAAGTACAGGGGAACGACATCAAACTTCTGCGAGACTATCATGCACTGAATTATGATAGTTATAAGGCAGCGGATGGAATTACTCCCGACCCAGAGGGGTACAAAGCTGCTCAACAGAGTATCCTGAACCAGATGTCCCCTGCTATGAGAGGCTTCATTGAGTCTGGCAAGGATGGTAGGATTACGTCAAGGAAGGGTAAAGACGCAAATACTCGCCTAATTTCTACTCGTACTGACCTTCGACGGTGGTTTGATGCTCCGAAATATAAGGGACTCACTGGAGACGAAAGTAAACAGGTTGACCAACTCCTTGAGTGGGCCTCTACTCTACACGACATGGCAACTCTATCCGGTGTATCCATCGACCGCCGAAAGATTATAGCAATGATGGGGTCTATTCCTCAATATTCTAAGCTTGCTGCTGTCGCCTTCTTCGCTACCTTCGAGGGTCTGAAGAGTATGGTTCTCAGCGATGAGCAGGAAAAGATAACGATGTCCAACGGGGATTTGGCAGTTTTCTACCCATTCACCTACGAAGATTTATCTGACGAACTCAAGGTAGACTGGGCAAAACTGTATGGAATGAGATAATTCTGTGCAGGACTTGACAAACTTGCCTAAGTGTGTTATAATGAAGATTAGGTAAGAATGATTAGTTTCAAGACAGGAGGTTTCCATGCTGGACGAGGATACGACTTCCACCGAGGAGTCTACCGACCAGACGAAAGAGACAACCGACGAGACTACATCCGATGCGACGGATAAGACCGTAACATTGACCGATGAGCAGATTGCTTCTTTGGTTAAGGATGAACGGCTCGCAAAAATAATTCAGTCCGAGGCCGACAAGAGGGCTGCGACTATCGAGAAGCGTATGCGAGTGGAGCAGAGCCAAAGGCTTGCTGCTTCCAAAGCACAGCGCGAACAGGATGAGTTGCTGTCCTTAGTTGACGATGAGGACTATGAGGGTTTAGGTAAGCGCACTGCCCAGACTCTCCAAAGTACAAGGAGTATGCAGGATGCAGCAGTGCAGTTCTCAGGTGCGCTAGAGGGTATTCTAAAGGAACACCCTGAATTCCGTGGGTTAGGACAAGACAGGATTGATGAGGTTTACCAAGATGTCATTGATAAGCAAGGCAACGTGGTAGATTTCATGATTGGTCTATCTAAGGCACGGGAATCACAGGCGATAGAGGTGTCCATCGCCACGGCTCAAAAAGCTTTTGCTGCAGAATTGGATGCCAAACTAACAGAATATGGACTCTCTCGCAGAGACAAAGAGGGCGGGCCTGACGAAAATGTGTCAGGAGCCACAGGTAATGTGGCAACGGCTGACGAGGATGCACTCCTCGAAAACCCGAACACACCAACCAAAGTCCTCAAGGAAATTCTTGCCAAGCGGGGGATACAAACTTAATAAAGGAAAATAGAAATGGCATCAGGAGAAACCAATACTGGTTCTCTAGGCGATAGTCTACCTACGATGGTTGCCTCGGCCCGTATCGTGCGAGAGTACGAGGGCACGGTGCAGCGGCTCGTAGAGAACCAGACTCTCGGAGAAGGGACTGGGTTGTCCTGGCGTGAGGTTAGTTTCGCTGCTCTGGCAAGTCAGAATATCACTGAAACGACACAGTTGGATAACCCTCAGCAGCTTTCGGACGCTCTCATCTCCGTCACCCCGTCCGTTATCGGAATTCACACAGTCGTTACCGACCGAGTGAAGGCTCGCATCGCCAAGAACGCTCTTGCGAAGATTGGTGGGCTGGCTCAGAACGCGGTTGAGAGGAAGAAGGCACAGGACGGGCACACAATGCTCGACGGTGCTACGACCTCTCTCCCTGGTACTGGTAACACTCTCACTTCTGGCCACATTGCGGCTGCGGCCTCCCGTGCCCGCCTTGGCGGAACAGCAGAACCCTCCAACCCCCCACACTACGCTGTCCTTCACCCCTATCAGATTAAAGACCTGTTCGATGTGGTGACGGCTGGTGTTGGTACATACAACATCCCCGAAGGTGAAACCGCCCGTGTCTTCAAGGAAGGCTTTAGAGGTTCCATCTCCGGTGTTCAGATTTTCGAGGACAACCTTCTGGCAGCGGACGCAACTCCAGATGTCAAGGGTGGTGTCTTCGCCAAGGAAGCGATTATTCTCGTGCAGGGTCGCTCTCCTCGGATGGTTAACCTGCGTAACGAAAAGCTCGGCGGTGGTGCCGACGAAGTCATCCTCTACGATGAGTACGCCTATGGCGAACGTTCAGTTGGCAACTGGCTGTACGAAATCATGAGTGATGCTACCGCACCCACGTCGTAACCCAATCACCTCAGGACGAGGTAGAAAGGACAACTAAATAATGGCCATTCAGGACGAATTTGGCCGAATAGGATTTTTCGAGGACTTTGGTGGTTATAATGCCACCGCCTCAATTGCAGACGCAACAGCGGGCACACGGTATAACCAAATCTCTTTGGTTGCCGTGAGCGGTGCTGTTGACTTCATCAACACAGTAGACGAGTCCGGTGGTGTTGCTTCCTTCAGTGGCGCTGCCGGAGCCGGTGACGGTATTGCTATGTTCGGTGCGCCGATGCAGCCCTCCACCAACGGTACTATTAGTATGGGTGCGCGGTTCAAGGGTGCCTCAGCGACAGACCTGCGTGTATTCGTGGGTTGGGCCGAGACGGTTGCCTTGGCCGAGCCCATTAACCCGTTCACTCTGAGTGGCTCGACTCTGACTTCAAACGATGCTGGTAACGCGGTTGGTTTCTACGCTGACACGGGTGCCACCACGGATGACTTCAGATTCCACTACTCACTGGACGGGGCAGAGGCCACGACCGCTGCCCTCGATTTTGCTCGTGAGGGCTCGACCACGCTTGGTGCCTTGGGTATCCGCGCTGGTTGCACTATCACTGCAGATTCGTGGTACGTCGCTAAGGTCGAGATTGCTCCTAGCGGTAAGTGCTCTGGCTACTTCGGTGGGCCTGGGATGGGGAACCAGCTTGGGTTGACCCCTGTTGCCGAACTTAGGGCAGGTACTTTCGACCAGACGGCGCTAGTTTACCCCGTGCTGTATCTCCTGGCGGAATCTACAGGTGACCCTCTTCTGGAGTGTGACTACTTCTGGGCACGGGGCTTCCGTGAGTGGACTACGTAACAATTGAATAGCAAGGCTTACGAGGGGTGAGCCTAGTGAAATCACCCCTCACCTATCAAGTGCAGCCTTAGCTGCTAGGAAAGGAAAACGAAATGGCAACAAGTCCTGTTCATAAGGGATGGTTGCGTGATATTCATAATGGTCGCCTCGCGGCTGTTTACAACGGCACTGAGGTTTTTGACTTTGATGCAAACGATTTGGACGTAGCAGTTGCCGCTATCTTTTCGGCTGATGTTAAATTTGAACTAACCATTACTGCTGGTGCAGATGGTGTTGGTGCAGATGGGGAGCAGCTTACCTCTGGTGGTGCTGCTGCCGAGTGTGATTGGGCCGCTGCCGCCTGCCTCCGTGAATATAAGAATGTTCAGGGGGAACGAACCGATGCACAGGAAGTGCTCTCTCAGATAATTGCAACTCCTGTGTATGACTTCCAGTACAAGAGTAAGGCTGAGAGTGATGAGCATGTTATCTCTACGGGCGACCTAACCACTACATACACGGGAATCATGGCTGACGAAGCTCCGTGGGCAACACATTACAAGGGGCGGATTCTTAACCCCATCAACACGTTTGGGTACACCGTTTTGGCTATCAAGGCTCTGAACGAGAAGATTGCCAAGCTTGAGACGATGGTTAGTTAATATCATGAACGTACCTATAGAGTTTCTATTTCAACTATATGGTGAGGCTATGGTCAAAATCCGTCTATTGGAAAATGAAATTCTTAGGTTGTCCGAGCCAGAGAAAGAAAAGGAAGAATAGTGTTCTTCGAGGTAGCGACAGAGGAGGATGAGGCTCGCCTAGCCGAGATTCTCAAACGTGAAGAGAAACTACTCAAAACTAGGCAAAACTTAGATGAAAGGATAAGGGAGAAAAACGGTGGAAGGGCTTACGTTTCCAGCGACCGTAGTGTACGCCGACGAATTGGCATACGGTCTATCCGAAGTTAACCTCCTCTCTCCTCTGTCGGATGCCATCACGGGAGTGGGGCAGACAATGCGCCGCTACCAAATCATCATAGTAAATCGTAACGACCAATTGGCTGAATACCGAGAGGACTTGGGTTTGGCCTCAGACTTCGACGCTATTCAGTTCCGTATTCCCAGCTTTTGGGTACATACAGTGGGAGAGCTAAAGGAAATGGCTGAAACCCTGCGACTGAACGAGCCAAGTTACTTGCACGAGGCGATACCAGTGCCAGATTCCGAGAAGTTCTGGCGAAGGTACAACGACTTGAACGAGGGAATTAGGGCATACAGAAAGGGGAAAAAGCACTATGCCTAAGGACAATCAGAACATGGCACCTGACTCCGACGACAACGAGGAAATCATTGCCTTCCTTCAGGGAGACATGGACAGGGCACAGGAACCAGGGGATATGCCGCCTGGAACTATTGTAGACACAGGAAAGAGTGAGGAAACTCCCTTCCCAAGTGTGGTGGCGTCTGTTGAGAGTGCGGGGTATGTAACTCTGTACAATCGTCAGACGGGTGACCCCAGTATTATCAACATTAACAACTTGTCACCCAAACTGAAGCAGCGGTATAACGATGGGCCGTTCACAGGGGAGCTAGTATTCACTCTTCGTGACCCTGGTTTCCGACCTCCGAAGGGTACGGAACTCTGTTGGCTACACGCTGACCATCCCCGTCGGGCTGAGTTTGACAAGTATGGCTTTGCGGTGTGTCCTGCAGGTAGTCTACAGTCGGAATACCAGCGAGACCGACACGCTGAGAAGAGGCACAACACGGAGTTTGCAATCATTAAGGATATGCTGAGGCGCGAGAAGGACTCACAGCGAGATGACATCGAGGCGCAAGACCGTGAAGAGCGTCGCAAACTGCTAGAGATTCTAGCGAATAGAGGGTAAATTATGGCTCGATTTTCAATGACACCAGGAGATTACCACGCGTATGAAACTGTGACTGTTGCTGGAACAGCAGTGGAGTTAACGGACGCTACTAAACTTAATGCCACTTTTGCTACAATTACTGTTGAGACCGCACAGATAAGGTTCACATTAGACGGAACTACACCCACTGCTACTGTGGGGCACTTGCTAGAGCCTGGGGACGTTCTCACTCTCGACAGTGCTGAACAGATTACACAAGCACAATTCATCCGTGTGGGTGCGACTAGTGGCACAATTCAAGTGAGTTACGGGAACTAGCGATGAAGATAGAACGTTCAGCACCAGGAGCCCCAACTTACGTAGCCCGTGGAAACTGGAACTTTACAGATGACACTGGTGCTACTGGAGCATATACTATTTTCACCGTCACTGGAGATGTATTAATCCAGACCTTTGGTATCTGTAATGTCAGCCTAACTGGGGCAACAGCTACAATTCAACTTGGTGTCTCTGGTGACACAGCGGCATTTGTAGCCCTAACTACTGGAACAGACTTGCTTGCTGATGAGGTGTGGATAGACGCTACTCCCACTCTGACGAAGGAGATACTAGACCCAGCTGCAATACCCAGAACATGGATTGTGGCTAATGGCCAAGATGTAATACTCACCATTGCTACAGCTGCTCTAACGGCTGGTGATATAGACTTCTACGCTCGCTGGAGTCCTCTTTCTGCAGATGGTATGGTGGTTGGTGGATAATGGCGTGGGTAGTTGATGAAGACACAAGCTTTGTTGTAGGTGATAGTCCTCACGTTATAACAATCAACGCGGACTCCACTCTGCACAAGTACCCCCCTGTCAAGGGCTACATTGCCTGCGATGGGACAGGCAACATACTCATAGAAATGGCCAGATTTGGCACTGGTTATGAAGACCAATTCACCTTAAAGACTGCTGAGGTAGTGGAGTTTGAGGGAGAAATTGGACTAGTACGAATCACCTACTCAGGAACAGACTCAGCTTATCGCTGTGTGGTTCAAACACTAATCAATTAGGGACTTGACAAACTAGTGAAAATGTGTTATAATAAAGCTGTATACGGCGGGGGTCTTTATAGATGAGACTCAAGAAACTTCCATCTTACTTCGCCACGTCAGGACATACCCACTCTATCTATGTCTTGACTGCTGACCACGGGGGCACTACTCCGTCTGGGCACCACTCCAACACCAACGATGTTACCGCTGCTGCTGTCCTCGCCGACACCGCGCTGGTTCGCGGCTCAGGTGGGGCTAGGGGTGTTCAGGATTCCCTTGTCCTTTGCGATGCCGGAGGTAACGTTACGGGGGTCGGTCAGCTTACAGCAGTCAGTTTCGCCACCACACCTACGTCACCGACTAAGTTCATAGGTACTTATTCTGGGTCAGATACACCCAGCTTGGCCCCATTTTTCGTTCTCCGTAGGGCCAGAGACGGCACCCCAACTTACATTGTAACAGCGGGCGACTACCTGGGAGGGTTTCAGTGGGCTGGAGGCGCTACTGAAGTCCCTGCCTACGGGACGGGGGCGGCGCTGTACGCCATAGCGACTGAAGCGTTTGGTGTTCTTAATTACGGCACCAAACTTGAGTTCTGGGTCTGTCCTAACGGCTCGCCGACAGCGGCGGTGAAGATGCGGCTAGACCAGGACGGCAAACTGTACGCGCTCGGCGGCCTGGATGTGACGGGGAACATTGTTGTCTCCGGTAACGTAGATGGGGTGGACGTAGGAGCGCACGACGTTGCGACAACTGGAGTCCATGGTGCGGGGGCGAATACGCTCTTGCACTCGGCCTCGGCTGCGGGGGGAGACGCTACGGGAACACTAGGGGCGTTGGTTATCGCTGATGATAGTCACGGGCACACAAGTACCACCGTAACGACACACAGTACGGCCCACGCTAATGACCACACCCGCTCCCACGACCTCGAAGGCGCGTCCGACCACACCACATCTTCAGGCGTGGACGGCCACTTCATGCGGCAGACTGGGGTGACAACCTATGCCTTTGAGGCAGACTACTACACCATCAACTTCATCATCAATGGCGGCGGCGCGGCTATCACAACTGGAGTCAAGGGCTGGGCTGAGGTTCCTGGGCCTGGGGTACTGGAAGAGTGGCGCATCCTGCTATCGGCTGCCGAGAACATCACCGTGGACATTGACTATGACACCTACGCGAACTTCCCCACGGTGGGGAACAATTTAGTAGCGCCGTCCACAACGGGTGTGCAGAAAAACGAAGCCACGGGGCTTTCCGCCGCGATACCCGACAAGAGCATCCTCGAATTTGATGTGACGGGCGCTCCTGCCACAGCACAGATGTGTACCGTAGCACTTAGAATAAGGAAGACATGAGAGTAGTTCTCACTAACCAAGACTTGACCGGCCAGGTACTTGACGCCTCCACACGACCGGACGGTCATGCCCGCGAGTCTCTGGTTCGGGGTTGCACGTTCGACCTCGGCACTCGTTTTGTGGGGGACATTCGCGGTACGGACTTCATAGGCAACACCGGCCCTGCTGATTGGCGCGCCGCCCAGACCTATAGTTGTTACTGGCGGGGCAATCAGAACCTCTCCGGCTCTCTGTGGCCCGCCGACATCGGGTCTCTACACCACGAGCCCGTGGGCACCATCATCAGAGACAGGGTGGCCCTAGTCGCTGCTACTGCCAGGCCCAAGGTCATAGCCGTTGCTAGCTACGTGTTGGGGGGCGATTATGCCAGAGCCTCCTGGGACACCTCCAAGACCTACTGGTGGGACGGGCTTACGGTCACGCAGAGGGAGAAACTGGCAGCAGCCTTCCGTCTGGTGTTCCAACCTTACCCTGGGTTGGCCGAGCGGTTTGAGGAGTTGGTCAAGGCACTCAAGGAGGGGACACCGCTATTCCAGGGCGCGCCCCTGGCGACGGACGTGTCGTGGCCGGACGGAGCTAGCATTCATCTGGACGCTATGAACCTACCCGCTCTACCTGAGCCCAGCCGCTATGCGCTGGCCCGCTGGCTGGAGGCCCAAGCTGACTTGCAACAGCCCGCCCCCCATCACTGTTTTGTCTACTCTGCTCTACCTCCAATCGTGCGGCCCCTACCCCAACCTGATGACTGGCTGAACCCAGGCTGGCATTGGCGGGGGTACTAGGATGAGCCGTAGCTGGCTACACGTAGGGGGCGGCTGGGAGCATGGCCCCATCCGCTATCTCTATTCCGCCAATGACACGCAGACAAAGACGTTCATCACAGGCCCCAACTGGAACGTAGGGGGGTCTGGCCCTCCCGCTCCTGAGAAGTCCACTAAGCGCAGTGGCTACTTCGCTCATCGGATGCTCGGCGGCGGTTTCTCGTCTGGCATTGACGCCCGCTGTGGCCATGTGTTCGCCCGCACCAAGGACTGGTTATTCTGGGTTGTCCCCGTGGCCATCATCGGCTTTGACACACCCCCAACTGTCGGCAATGATTACCTTGCTGCCCGTTGTACTGAGCATTGGGCACCGGCCACTGGGGACAAATACCTGGGTGTAGGTGTCGCTATCGTCTCGGCTGGCCCGCCCGCCACCTTCCAATTCACCATCCAGCGTTTCACCAACACTGGTGCCTTCGATGTTAAACTGGGCGGCAACAGTGCTACCTTCACAGCCGGGACGACGGTACGCTATATCGTCCTGGCCCTGAACACAGCGGGCGGGACAGACAACTGCAAGCTATGGGTGGACGGGACGGCGGGAGCGGCTGTTACCTCCGGCACTGTTCGCACCTCTGGCCATCTCCTGCCTGACTCCCGAAAGGTTGCGGGCGCTAAGGGTGCTGATACTGGTATGCAAGTGGTGGCCGATGACTGGTGCAGCGCCGAGGGAGACGCTGAGGCCGACCGCCCAGGGCTGAATCTACGGACGATATGTTACCAGGCCCGCAAGAACGTCACGGGCGAGAACGCCTGGACGGGCTCGCACCTGGACGTGGATGACGAGAAGGACGCAGGCGTGGGGGATGCCAACACCGACACCAACGTTTGCACCCCTGGGGCCGCCGACCAGCTTGAGATATTCGGCTTTCCCGACCTGGTGGACGAGGCTGGACAGACAGCCACGGTGGAGGCCGTGCTGCTGTGCTGGGAGCAGGTCATATCGACCTTTAGGGGTGAAGGTTTTGCTCCTGCCTATGAGGGCCACTACCCCCACGCCCGCACTACCAGCAGCAGCCTGACCGACCTCAGCGGCGATTACGGTAGCGGCTATAATGCCAATGGCACGCCTTCGCGGCTTTGGTTCTCCCGTCTGATGCGTACCACGCCGGAGGGCTCCGCCTGGACGCCGACCCTGTTCAACGCCCTCCAGGCTGGTCTGAAGTCGCGGAACACCGAGGAGATGGGGGAGTTCTATGCCATCCCCATTGGGGACTATATCGATGCTCCTGCCGATACGCCAACCCCACCTGGAGACCCTCTTTGGGAAGACCCACCGGCTGCGGCTGCGGTCAGTCTAGCCATCCCGCGTCGGATTAATACACTACTGAGAATGTAAAGGAGGAAATTATGGGACGGATGTACGTATGTGAGTTCGCGGACGTATCAGTTACGGCGGCGGATGGGAACGTGGACTTCTGGGAGTTGAAGCCCGCGACCAACAAACCCATCCGCATTCATGCGGGCTATGTAGGGCAGACGACACTCGACCAGGACGCCAATGAGCAGATGTTAACGATACAGATTCTCCGGCTTCCTGCCACAGTAACCGACGCCACTGGTGGGACAACGGCAGTGATAAGCCCACTCGACACCAACGATACCGCCGCCGGTGTATCAGGGGTTACGGTGGCCGATGTGGTAGCGACATCAAGTGGAACTATCATTGACATCCACTCTGAGACATTCAACAACCGCTCAGGCTGGGTTTATCTACCGACGCCAGAGATGCGAGTCCGTGCCCTTGCGGGTGAGGCGATTTGCGTCAGGCTCACCACCGCTGTCGCTGCCACGACCACGTTCTCAGGCACGGTCTACATAGAGGAGTTGTAATGCACGTCTATCGCCGCCCCCACTTCTACCGAGCGCGGAGATTATGGATTGGCACCGTCACCGCTGCCCCGCCTGCGGGCTTTCCGTACTCGCAGGTAATCATATGCTAGGGAGAGGATTGTGGACATTAACATACTACAAAATTTAGAGAATATTACTCAGGCTCAGGCGGAACTGATAGAGCGATTGACCTCTAAGAGTATCTTTGGTTTCTTCCAGCGTAGACGAGTTCGGAAGATGTTACAAGGCAAACAACTGGTACGTAGATTACGGGAGGATGAATTACGCGCCCATGTCCTCCGTCTCAAAAAGGAGTTGGCAGAGATGAGAGTAGAGAGAGCATGAATGTAGAGATAATCACCGCATTGGGTGCAATCCCTGTAGGTATCGTAGGGATGTACTTGATGTACAGGATTGTTGGAAATCATCTCGACCATAATACTGAGGTTCTCGATAAGCTTACTAAGTCTATTGACCGAAGCACTGAAGTCAGTAACGTATTCTTTGCATGGTTGAAGGGTAGACTGGACGTGGGGCGTGCCAGAGAAGATAACTAAAGTCAAGGGAGGATACAGAGTCAGCACCCCGCATGGAGTGAAGGCTAAGAAGACTAGCAAGAAAAAGGCCAAGTCTCAAGCACGTTTGCTCCGAGCAGTTGAGCACGGATGGAAGCCCACGGGAAAGAAAGCCAAGAAGTAATGATAGAAGCAGTGCGAAGATTCTACAGATTCTTTTGGATTCACACATCTGGTCGCCCCTGGACATACGAAATTCGTGACTGGACAGAGAGACATCGAATATGGGGCGCTCTAATAACAGGTGGTGTTACGACTGCCTTCTTTACTGGACAGATGCTACTAACTATATACTTCGGGTATTGGTCTATACCATTCATGGTGTGGGCTGACTTCATGGCGTTTGTTGCGGGTCATTTATTTTGGGACAGCGAAGGTACGTACATTCAACTTAAGGAGAAATTTCGTAATGGCTAAGTCTAGAACACCACTGACAGTTCCTCAGATGACTCCAGTTGAATGCGCTTGGTTAGGGGCCTTTCTAGAGGCTGATGGGAATGCTAATGTTTATCATAATAGGGGAGGCTCAAAGAACACAACAAGCTTGGTTCTTAGGATAAGCCAATCTATCGTGAACCCAGAGCCTATTTCAGCGGCTTTACGATGTACTAACGCTGGTTCGGTATCTGTTTCTAACATTCAGTATAACTCCGAGATACGTCCAGTTCTCCAATGGCAGGTTGATAGTAGATTGAATGCAGTCTGTTTGGCAAAACAACTAGCTCCCTACTCACCTAAAGTTAAAGATGCCTTAGATAAATGGTTAGCTTGGGACACCGACGGCGCCTACATTCACATGAAAGGGACATAGTAATGCCAAAGAAAAAGAAGAAAGCTAACAAGAATGGCACGCACAAGATGCCAAACGGTATGATGATGTCAGATGCAGAGATGAAGAAGCACCGAAAGAAGATGATGAAGTAGTGACCAATCCCTGGAGGCCCAATGCGGTACAACTTTTGCGGGAAATGTCACAAGATGAAAGTCAAGGGGACAGACTGCACTTACTGCAAGGTAGTCAAGAAGTCCTGGTGGAGTAAAGTATGGCAAACTATTCTGCGACAGAGCTAGATAGATACAATGAGTAATTACCCAACCGTAACAAGAAAAGCACTAAGACAGAACATCATCAAGAAGTTCTATAAGCCTAGGCACCCCATTGTCTCCGCTACCACAACCACAGCCAGTGATACCACGACTCTGATTGACAGTGTGTTGGCTCCAGCAGGACAGACTGAGGACTACAGGGGTGCATGGGTATTGATTACGGAAGTTGGAGCATCTGGCCCAGCGGTGGGAACCGTTGCTCGTGTGACCAATACATCTTTCTCTGGAAGTAACAGCACTCTTACCATTGCCCCAGCGTTTAGTGCAGCCTTGCTTACGGCGATGGACTATGAATTGCACTACAAGTATCACCCAAATTACATAGAATTCCTCATAGATGAAATCTTAGGAAACCTAGAGAATCCTTACTATTTCCCGCTAACTCTAATCACCGATGGTGACATGGAGAATGCCCCAGCTACCAGCTTTACAGCCTCTAATGCAACCCTTGCCAACGAGACAACTACCGTCCTGCATGGTCGAAAGGCACTCAAGATAACCGCAACTGCTGCCAACGGTCATGCGCGGTCAGCTACCGTGAACCTACCTAATTCTACTCAAGTCTTATGTGCTGCCGATGTATTTATTACAAGTGGAGACTCAGCAAAGTTGACACTGTATGATGTAACCAACAGCGCCGTGCTTGAGACCGCCGAATCAGCCTCCACCGGATGGGTGAGATTGCAGTTCACGGCTACAATGCCATCAACCTGTGAGCAGGTGCGGTTGAATCTTGAGTCACAGGCTAACACAGACATTACATACTGGGACAATGCAATTTTACTGCCTTGTTATCAAACACAGTACACGCCGCCGGATGAGATAGAATATGCGGAGGATATTACGGGGCTTTACTTCTGGCCCAAGGGTGCAGACATTGCAGGAAGTGCCGAGGATTTCTCGTTCAGACTTCATGAGGGCGGGCTACAGACATTCAGTCAATGGCACAGTGAAAGGGACGAAACTGCTGTGGTTCCGTGGAGACTGAGTATTGACCAGCCTCCTATCACAGAACCAATATTCATTCAGACTTTGGTGGACTACGCGGCTCTTGCCTCGGATACTGCAACTACTACCGCTCCTGCCCTCTTGGTTGAGGAGCTAGTCTTGGCCGAGCTATACGATGATATGGCCGACGAGGAGGAAGAGAATGGTAATCTCCAGTCTGCCAACTCTTTCCGCACCCGTGCTGCACGCACACGGCAAGGAGTGAGCCCTATCTATCGGAAGTTCCGCCCACAACAGACTTTTGTAAAGGGGGCACGTCTTGGCAGCGGGTAAGACGCAACGGCTGAAGATTTGGCGAGACTGGAGTGATGGGGTAGGATTCCTCGATGACAGTCCTGATGCAAATGGATTGTATTATGCGTCAGGGATTCTCGGTATGCTTGGGGAATTGCGTCCTGCTCCGTTGAAGAATACTGTTGCTGTTGGTATCGATTCTTCTAGGCATTTTCAATACTTCTTTGAGGAGCCTGTAGCAACAGCGAACCCTGTTTTTGACGCAAGTTCGTCTGGGTCTACCAATAACGTTAATACCCTAACAGTCTCTCACACCATTGCTAATCAGCCAAATCAAGTCCTTTTTGTCTGGGTGTTTGTCAATAGCACACTTGCTTGGTTTGAGTCTGACCTTACAATTACTTTTAATGGCGACACCTTGATTAATGCTGTAGATGAGGCGTATAGTTCGAGCTTCGCAGGTATATTGTATTACCTACCTAATCCTGACATTGGAGCACATGATATAGTTGCCACCGTCAGTAATGGGGGAACCGCAGATATTATACTCATCGCTGCTAGTTATTACAAAACAAGCCAAACCGCTCCTATCCGAGCAACCTTTTCAGCCGATGGCCTTGGCACCAGTATTGCCAAGACGGGGATAGTTAGTTCCACTAGCGAAATTATGGTAATGGGAAGCGCAACCCCAAATAATCTTACTGATACTCAGGACGGAGCGGAAACTCTAATCGCAACGATTCTTAATGCAGGTAATGATATGAGAAGTACCGCTAGTTCTAAGGTGGGAGCAGCCAGCGGCTCAATGACTCACACGTTGAGTGGTGCCGGAGGAGCATGGATAAGTCTGGGAGGCTCTATTGTTGGCGCTGCGCCTGGCCCAAGCCATCTCTACGCGATGAGCGGAGGGCGAGTGGGTAATACCTCTTGTTTCCTCGATAAGTTTGACCTTTTCAATAGTGCCTTCGCTACACAGGAGTCTGGCTTTTACGCGCTAACCAATCTACTAAAAACTGGACAACCCACACGCTATCAAGGCTTCTGGTGGATACCAGATGGGGATGAGTTCGACCCTCGGAAGTTGACTCCCGCCACCGGAGGGTGCTCTGGTGAACTTGCGGCTTCAAGTGCATGGACAGGCGGTGGAGCCGACCATCTTGGTAATATGAACGGGCAGATGATAGCTGGGTTGAAGGACAATGGATACGCTATTCTGTCCGTCAATGGTACTCCAACCACTACAGCAGATTGGGGTTCTTATTTCACAGTTGGTGATAAGAATGAACGGCCCGCCGCAATCTCAGGGCTTAGTGGGCTGTCGTTCGTCCTAACAGTAGAGGGTCTCCTATCCTTCAATACTCAAGGCCGTTCAGGTCTTATCTTCGAGGATTTCCGTTCGTGGCGCAATGTGTTTGACAATATTCCAATGCCATCATGGAGAGGAGGTCTTCTGATACCCCACCCCACAGGACTCCTCTACTATACCCCTGGGGAAATACCAGTCAATATAGGTATTGAGGCGAAGTCTGGTGTAGGTTCCATCCCACCGTCGGGAGCAACCGAACTACACGGCGGGCGATACATGGGAGTACACGCCACTGGTGACTATGTATGGGCAGTGTATCAACCACTACTTAGTTCTACGGCTGCCTTAATTCTATGTGGATACTCTAAGACCAGAGACCCACGGAATCTAACCTGGCAAGTAGTGTCAACCACAACCCTGCAAGATGCTCAACATCTCTTGGGTATCTTCGTCTCTGCTCAGAGTCAGCCAAATTCATCCACGTACAATACTCCTTGTGTCTGGTATGGGGACACGGGCAACCTATCTTACAACATCCTTGACCCACGAGCAGGCCCATTCCGTTCTCGGACAGACACTCACAAGGTAATCACAAGTGGCAATGCCTTTCTCAGTGAGATTACTCTACCTGAGCCAATGGATTTGGACAGAGTAACCTTAGTGGTTCAAGACATGGCAGCGGGAGATGAGTGGCAAATATCTGCCATAATCAATAACGATGGGAATGACATAAATCTAGGAGCGCCGATTGTAGGGGATGGATGGCACAGTCGCCCGTTCGGAGTGCGGGGACAGAACGTCTATCGCATTATGTTCCACCTTACATGGATAGCCACATCATCTAGTGCAAGAGTACCGCCGACTATCCGCTTGATGGAACTATGGGGGAGTCCGCCCATTGCCTAGCTACGAAGAACAAATTGCAGCCCTAGCCCGAAAGATGGACAGGCTGGAACAAATGCTACAATCACAGCCTAACTCTCGTTATGACCGACGCATCCCTGAATTGGCTACCAACTATGACGTGGAAGACTCTATTTTCCGCCCCACACTAACAGGAAAGGCCACAGCAAATCTTACACTAACCACTGGCGCTCAAGCTGTTGTAGGCACCACCATCACATTATCTCCTGGTGGTATTTGGCTAATAACGGCTAGCTCATTAATGCGAGACAGTAGCGGTGCCACTGAAGCTAGAGAGGTTTACGTGGAGCTAAACATCTCTGGCGCGGGTCAGACACCCATAATGACCGGAATCCTCGCTGAAGGGTGGATGGGCTTTACTACTGGAATGGCGTGGATTGTAACAGTAACCAATAATGAGGCTGCCCAATTGCGCTCGTGGAAGAGTGGTGGCACGCAATCCACAAGCATTATTGCCGCATCCACCCTAATTTCAGCAGTGTGGATAGCGCCTTAGAACCGTGGTATAACTTATGAATGCTGATTACCCAGGAGCCATTGTCGTCGAGGCCGCTAACTACGGATACAGCGGCGCTTTCAATCGTCCTCGTGCTTGGGCCCTGCATACACCAGAAGAACTTGCTGATTCAGACCCTCAGACCCCATACTATTTCCATAATACAACTAGAGAGGCGTCCACAACATACTTCGTATCCTACTTGGGCTTTGTGTTCCAGTGTGTGCCTGAGTCCGAAGGCGCTTACGCTAATGCTGTGGAGGGTAAACCTTACCCCAGTTGGGCAGACTCAACCATCAACCTGAACCTCCAAACACTATCTGTAGAAATAGAAGGATTTGCCACTGATATTCACCTTACAATGCCACGGGGCTCTCCTCAGTGGAAGGCTCTAGTTGACCTTATGGCTCACCGATGCAAAGCCTTGGGAATACCACCAGATAGAACATTTGGGCATTATGAGGTCAGTATATATCGGGGAGACCCAGGACAATTGGACATACCACAGTTAGTAGCGGACGTAGTAGCAAAGATGGAGGAAGATATGCCAAAACTAATTCATTGCATAGATGGTGGTAAAGTCTATGTCGTGGGAGAAGTTGGTAAGCGCCATATCGACGACCAAGCAGAACTGGGTATTTATATCAGACTGTTTGGTGCGTGGATGGATGTCTACCAAGCAGAGGCCGACATGATACCGGATGTCCCCAGTGTCACAGGAAATGCTGTAGATGTTGCATCTATAGCTAGCGCGGTTGCCAACGAACTAGCACGACGTATGGTGACGTAGATAAAAAGAGCGGGAGGCTTATAAAAGACCCCCGCGAATCACTAATTCGATTATACCACATTCAGAGGCGTTTGTCAAGCCCCCTGGCGATAAATCTTTGACAAGGCATAGATTAGGAACAACGGTGCTACTGCCAGCGGTGCCCACCACTGCCCGTTCATACCCGCCACTGCTGCAACGGACAGTACATAGAATCTAAGCACGGTAGATTACCTTAAAATACCCCCCGCCCGTGCTCTCCAAAGCTTCTTCTCTCTCCTTCTTTTCCAAATAGTGCTCGCAGAACTTAATGTGCCGTTTGTTTCGTCTCTGACAAGGCAAGATATGGCCGTTGTAGTTTGTCCCTTTATGTCTTTTCCACTGCATTAAGAACAACCTCCTCCACAATCAGGACACATAAAGCATGTACCGTCAGGCACCGACTCACTATGGTTACAAGCGGAGATAGACTCATCTACCTTGGCCCGAAGAACCTGCTTCTCCCTACACCCATCACGGAACACTGTGACACCCTTGCAGCCTCTTGCCCATGCACGCTTATACGAGTTTAGTACATCATCTACTGTCGCAGCGTTGGGCATATTGATAGTCTTCGATACGGACTGGTCAACATGCTTTTGAAAGATAGCTTGGTGTTCTAGGTGCCACTTCCAATCTATCTCATGCGCTGTCTTAGGTCGAAACTCCGAGAATTTCAGTGTTGGGTTAATCTGCTCGTGCAACTGTGTACCGTCACCCATAGTCCGAACCCAAGAGTCAGAGAAATGTGGCTCAATCCCTGCGGAGCAACCAGCAAGCAGCGAGATGCTGCCAGTTGGTGCAATAGCTGTCCTACACGCATTACGATAAAGAGTCCTCGTCTCCCCTTTGTAAGCAGGGGCAGGGCCCCGAACTCTGGCAAGACTAGCACTCGTTGAATCAGCCACCTTCTGTACTGTTGACATAACCTTACCCGCCAAGTCCAAAGCAGTCTGACTATCATACGGTATTCTCAACTGCGCCAACATATCGGCCCAACCCATCACACCAAGGCCGAGCTTCCTAGTCAGACGCACAGCCTCGGTTATATCTTCGTGAGGGAACTGGTTATGCTCAAGTATGTCATCGAGGAACTGAATAGCCGTGGCAACCGTGGCCTGTAGTTCAGTAAACTTGACACGACCATCATCAGCAAACTTGGACAAGTTTATACTGCCCAAGTTACACGCCTCATTGTCCAGAAGGGGAATCTCACCGCACGGGTTAGTGCCTGTAAGTTTGCCCAACCACGGCGTAGGATTATCTCTTTCCGCAGCATCAATGAAATAACACCCTGGGTCTCCAGTTGCCCACGCTACCTCGGCCATAAGACCAAGTAACTTCTCGGCCTGTGTGCCCCCCACCATCACCTCTTCCATGAACTTGTCTGTTAGTGCAACAGAAACATTGAAAGTCCGAAGACCATCGGGATTCACGGCCTTCATAGTGATAAACTCTTCAACATCAGGATGGTCACAGGATATGATAGCCATCTGTGCGGCCTCTCGCTTGCCCGACTGGGTGACAACTTCGCCCAACGAGTTGAACATCCTGATAAATCCCACAGGGCCACCAGCGGTATTACCCGTGCCCAACACTGGGGCACCCTTGCCTCGCACTTCGGACAACACATACCCCACACCCCCTCCCCATTTCTGCACCAGCGCAGCTTTCTTTGCCACGTCCATGATACCAATCATGTCATCAGGAACGTCGAACTTGAAACAAGCGGACAGTGTACCTCTGCCTGTACCAGCATTGAAAAGGGTTGGACTGTTAGGGAGAAATTCTAAGTCTCGCATCATGCGATAGTAACTTGGATTGCCGAAGCTGACTCGTTGCAGCATCTCATCGGGTGTCTCTCTCTCCATGAGATACCGTTTTTGGAGCACTAGCAAAGCATTGCCGTTGAAGTTGGACACGGGTACAGTTATCCTTTCGATAAACTATTAGGCTATTGGCTCTCCGAGCGGGGGAGGACTCTATTATACACCATCCCTCGTTGTTTGTCAAGGGGTGGGGCCTACCACTCTCCTACCACCCACCCTTCGCCTCTGCTTCTCCTCAGTCACCATTAGACTGCCTCAAGGCGTCACCAATACACAGAAGCGGTTTGATAGGCCCCGATATTTATCTGGAGTAGGGGATGGGACTCGAACCCACAACTTGCTGAGTCACAGTCAGCCGGTCTACCATTTGACCGCTACCCCTACTTTTTGGTGGAGCCGGTGGGTGTCGAACCCACGTCCTGAGTACGTCCTTTTCAGGCTTTACTACTCAGTCGAACCCTCGCGGCCCCATTAATAACTAGCGTAGTTACTCCACTTCGTAATATACTCGTTAGGAACTCGTTTCCTCACTCCTGGTCTTTTGCCGTAAGCAGGCTTTTTCCAGTAGCAGTCCCCGCACACCGACACCCACCTCCACGCTGTCAGATTTTGCTTATCCGCTTCTGCAGAATCGACGGTGATGGCTGCCTGCCACTGCACCATGGGGCCGACGAACTCCTTGCCGCAGCAATAGCATTGTTCAGGGGGGGTGGTTCGTTGGTGCTTACCTCCACGGTTCATGTCTTTTATCCATTCCTTTTCCTCCTCTTGGGACATAGTGGGATGAGTATGTAGTTCTTTAGTACATTGTCCACGAGTAAGAGTACACTTTCCAATTACTATTCTATAAAACATTGGCAAGTAGGGCAGTGACGAACTTTATTATGAGTTTGTGTTTCCATCGTTGCCCACCTAATGTTACTTGGTTCATAATTACCCTGCCCATCTATGCGGTCTAGTCCTCCATCCGCCCAATCTGGTCTCCACCCTACATCAGAAAGGAAATTCGCAAAGCCGTTTTTTCCAAGCCAGCTATCGCAGACTATGATTCCTCGCCCACCATAATGATGATAGGCAGGGTCGTTTGTCCTGTAGCATCTCGACCTCATACTTATCCAAGTATGATATTCTGTTGAAGTAGTTAATCCATGTTTGACAGCGAGGTTAATAGTAGGGTTTCCATGTCTGCGTATTCTCATGTGATGCTTGCTGCAATAACCATCGCAGAACGCTTTCTCTAGACATTTTTCAATCTTGCAAAGAGGGCGACACTCGCGGGTACAAAATCTTTGATTATGTATATTTGGGGTAAAGTCTATTCCACATGACTCACAGCTTTTATTAGCATATTCTTTCCCCATGTCTAGTATACCCTCAACGGCGTCGCGCCAAGATTCCTGAACTTCACCAGATACTCGAATATCCGCTCAAGCTCCTCCACATCCTTCTGGCAGTGGTCAACAATATATTTCATGGCCGTGCTATTGCCCTTCATTGCAGCGTTCCACACAGAGCCGATAAGACGCGTCTTGTTTGATTCACCCAGGAGTGTTTCTCCGACGGCCTGTTGACGGTTGCTATGCATAGCCAGTTGGCTCCGTGCCGTATAGTACAAGTCCACATGTCGAATGTGAGATAATGGCGCGTGACCTGATACGAGCAGTCTTGTTTGCAGAAAGGGCAAATCAAAGCCAGTTCCATACCATGTGATGATGTAGTCATATTTCATCAACTCCTCACGGATTCTGTCCGCCACTGTTCCGTCCCCTTGTCGTCCCGCAACGAATGTCTTTGTGTTTCCACCGACATTCTTAACACATCCGCAAAGAATTTCTCCGATACTCGCGTTGAGGTTGGAAGTCTCAAGGTCAAAAGTAGCGAAAGATTTGTTCTCCAATATCCACGCGTTTTTCGCCTTGTTCTCCTCTGCACGGAGCAGCTTCTTTGTCTCCTGTGCCTGCCATGTCTGCTCATCATATAGTGGTTCCTCTGTCACTGCCTGTCGGCGTACATTCTCCATGTGCCGCTTGCATTTCTGCGAACAGTAGGTTTGGTTGTGTACTTGAGGCTCAAACGCAACCGAGCACTCATTACTTTGACAAATCATGCAGTTCCTCCGCGACCTTCAACGCCCGCTCCAAATTAAACACTCGATGTAGACCTGGCTGCTTAGGGAGATGGACGTTGTATTGGTACGTTGGCATCACAACCTGGATACCGCTGTCCAATAACTCCTGTGCGTACTTCGGGCTGTCATCTATCATCACGTTAATCTTCAGCAGCTTGCAGTGTTCGGATTTCTCTTCACCCTTCTTCACCCGTATGATGAAAGCATTGGGCATCCCATAGTTCTCCAACCACTGATGAGTCTGCTTGGCAGAATTGCCGCCGTCTCTCCTCGTGATGAACACGATAGGGTGCTTGTTGTATATCTCTCGTAGATAATCCATGTTGTACAGGGGCTCAACACCTAGCCAAAAATTGCCATTGTCCAGTGTGAGTATGGACTTCCACGTTGCCTCTATTATCCCACTATGTGCGTACCACTCATCCCACTTCCACGATTCCACATCCATGTAATCGACAATCGGTGCCTCATCGGGGAATAATCTATTTGCGCGGGTGGAGAACGCCTTGACAAAGTTACAAACTACTCCGTCCATGTCGCAGCCTATGATACTCAAGGCTTCCACCTTCTTTGTGCTTCCTTAAATTTCAAGTAATAATTTTCTTGCGTACTTAACATCTCCTCAGTTCTTCCTCTGCCACCTGGATTAGAGGGACAGTCTTGTCTATATTGTAAGGCTAACTCAAATAAATGCTTCTTGATGAAAAGAGAAGGAGAGATATGACTAAAAAATCTATCCAAATCGTTAGAGATTACTCTCCAAACACCACACCCATCCTTACGTATACCAACGGTACCCCCATAAAGTAACTTAGTGCTCTCCAGAAGAGGAATACATCTGTTAGTTATTTGTCCCACAAGACTATACGTTGGCTTTCCGCTAGTGCTTCCGGTCATGGATTTATATAAGGATAGACTACCTTCTCCATCGAAAATCCCAGCAAGATAAGCTACTCCAAAAAACTGTGGTTTGTTTTCATGCTCCATTTATACAGTGCATCCAATCTGTGTGCTAACATTCCCTGTAGACAGTGTGCCACGCGGACTGTACCTTGACAGGAGACGAGGAGATTGTCGAAATCGATGTCACCCCAAGGCTCGTAGCCTGGGCGCTTGTATTCTTTTCTGTGGTCGATGAGAAGGATTGGGAACGCTCCTCCTTCCACTGCTTTGCGAAGTCGCCCAAGTTGCGAAGATAAGCGCGAAAGGTCTCTCGCATCTGCGGGTGTTTTCCGTTCGACAATAACGAGTCCGAGTTTAGAATTCCATCTATAATCTCCAAGTGGGATTCTCTCGGTGACTGTTGCATACCCCATCCCGTTGAGGAGAAGTTGTGTAAGCCGGTCAAGGTCTTCTCTGTCGTCGATGGTGATGATACGCTCGCGCCTTTGGCGTAGTAGCTTGCCCCCATAGTTGAAAGCCTCTCCTGCAATCTCTTTCTTTTGTTTTCCATTCACGTCACTCTCCTTGGTCTGAACGTGTAAGCAAGAGCCGAGCCAGGTATCTCGTACTTTCCTTCTTCTGCGTTAATAATTATTGTATATTGTGTTCTCTGAAACCTGAATAAGTCGGCTACTATCACCTTACCTGTGGTCAGGTGTACTTCTATTTGTTCGGCTGGTTTTCGTTCTTCTTCTTCGTCTCTCATTACTCTCCTATCGGGGGCAGTAGCACACGCACTGTGAGGAATATAAGCCAGATAAACATTGCTCCAACTATGAAATCCATTACTTCTCCAACTCTTCAGCGGCGGTAGCCCACGCATCTAGGGGACTTTGCCCACTCTCTATCCGCTTTTCGGCTATGAATTCAATAGAAGCGAATTCTTTGCCAAGTTCGTTTGCCCTAATTATAACGAAGGCTCTTATCTCCGCTGCGTCCTCTGGCAAATCATCGTCTGCCCCAAGGTACAAATCCAACGCAACCCCCCACCGAGCACATGCTCTACGCAGTGCCTTAGATGTGGCCGACTGCAACGCATCTCCATAAGAGGCGTTCGGATTACTCTGTTGGTACTTGTGTGACCCATATGCCTGCTGCGAACCTTCTGGTGTAGCTACTTCAACCATCACCAGAACCTCTCCACCTTGTATCTTAGGGTCAGCGATATATCTTAAACTCCAATTGGAACCAAAGGCTTCATTCATCCTCCGCGCTACCCATGCCCAAGGGACATACGAAAGACTCATACCTCCAGGGCCAGGACGTTTGTAGATGGCAGTCTTTGGTGTTTTCTTGCCTAGCACTTTGCTAGGTTCGTATGGTATTATTGCTTTATCCATATGTCTCCTTACATGTCGGTTGGTAAATACAATAACCACACGGAAAGGATTTCGTTACCCCGTCCTTCTTGAAGGGCACCCCATCATACTCCCGTGGTGGTGCAGCGTCTGACTGCGCATCTTCGTGAATCATATCCCCCCTTGCCAAACCTACTAAGATGTCCTGTTCCCTTTTTTGCACAATCTCAAGATACACGAGGGGAAGGTCGTAGCTCTTACCATACTTCTTCCACTGTCGCATGAGAGATTGGAGTAGGGCTGGGTCTGCAGGGGAAGCAAGATAGAGTGCCCAATCCCGCCCACTGGCATGTAGATATAGCTGGCACTGCATGTATTCGTTCGGCTCTTCATAGGCAATTCCGTTTCCTTCTATCAGTTTCTTGTATCCCCATCCGGTCTTGTCTTTTAGTTCTAGCAGTGCGTTGTCTCCGATATAGCCATCGGGATGCGCTCGCATATGTAGTCCACAAGACCACGGCTTGTCTGGCAGAGTAACCGGAAGCCCTGCCGATGACAAAATTGCCATCCAATACGGCTCTATGACTACCCCTGCCGCTGCTCTCTTTAGCCATGCGGCAGGAATAACCACGTCCGGCTCGTACTCTCGTACCTTGAACCACTGCTGCAAACGGCAATCCATGACCGAGGATGGGGAGGGAACAGTATGTATCATGGCAAGATGCTTGGCCAAATACTGTGGCATCTGAGTACCAAGTTCTCCGAGTAATCGGAGTGATTCTTCACTCCCCATCTCTTCAATGGCAGCGTAGATTTTCTGTCGAAGGTCGTCTAGGTTGGGTGGGTCAAGGCGCATCATTCTCCTCACCATATTCCGACTCTGCCTGCAACGCACCCTCCGGTGAGTTAGGAGCGCCACCAATCAGTGCATCAAATGCTTTCTTCTTCATATCCTCACGCTTCTTCTCGCACTGTTTAGAGGTCTTTGAAGGGTCAACGACGAAGTCAAATACCTGCTCTTCAAGGAACTGATAGATAGTCTTCGGGCTGACAGACCACATCATGTGAGTAATAGCATCTGCTGAAAAGCCAGCAAAGGCCACCGCAATACGGGCCGTCACACCTATGACTTCCCCTGTTTCTTGACTAAGCACGGCACCACCAGAGTTTCCGTAAATACCAGGGGCAGTGGTAAGGGTATATGGGTAATTGTCAATAGTGAAATCGAAACCTCCAATATGTCCTTCTGTCACCAGCGGAGGGGCACCCAAACCACAGCCAACAGTATAAACTGGGGTGAAGATAAAGAGCTTCTTCTCTACATCACTGGGCTTAATGATTGGTGCTACGAACTCAACCTTCTGAGTTGCACGTAGTCTAAGCAAAGCTAAGTCCTTCTGGTCATCCCATGCCATAAGGTCAGCGCGTTTGGTCATAGCGTCTGTGATACGAGATAGATTCTCATACCCGAAGAACTCAACCATGCCCTCTGACCTCTTCTCTACCTTGATGTCCCGCCCCACTGTCGGATGCCACTTCTCCTGAACATCGATGAGAGGAGATATAACATGATGATTCGTGAGAATATAGGTCTCAAACTCCTTTGCCTTCGGGGTGACAGGGGCAGAGTACACAACGATACCACTGCCCCCATTGCCCCCACCGCTGCTACTGGGAGCCACTACCCGTACAATGGGGTAGAGAAACTTCTCATGCTTGGCTCTGATTTGGGCGTCCATACTATATAATCCCTGCTTCCTTCAATGCTGGAACCAACTTACCGCCAGCGGCGAGTCCAAGGATGGACGCACCGTTGAGTGTCTTGCCTGTGCCTATGGACTGAATTGCACGAAGAACGGCACCACGGTCGTCTAGGTCAACGTTCCTGAGAATTTCCCCAACCTTCGCAGCCACATCCTCATTACCATTGTCAGTAATTTCAATGGTAGTAATAGCAGTAGCTACACCAACGCTAACTGGATTACCCTGTTCCCGCTCTTCACGAGACGGCACTGTGCGAACGTCTCCATCATACACGAAGTCCTTACCAAGTCGCTCAACTGGCATCGGTGCAGGACGACCAGTGGGGAATTCGATAGGCTCAATGATGAATGTCTCACCAATCTCTTCACCTGTGTAATCTGGCGAATCAGGATAGGCTACAATGCCTAGCCCTGCGAATGCCTGAGCACACACAAAGGGGCGCTGAGTCTTGTCCATCAATTGGTCGCTATCGCCTCTATCGTATGTCC